AAAAAAACCCTACACAATGGTAGGGTAAAAATGGAAATTTTATGACAGGTATCCTATTTTTATTCAAGTATAATCCACTCATCTTTTTCAGATGTAGCTTCTTTTAATTTTCTTTCAGATAATAAGAATGGATATAATTCCTTAAACTGACTGAAAAATAATTTCTTATCAGCTCTTACGTTCTTTATTATATCTTGTATTCTCTTTTCTATTATAGTTAGTTTTTGTGTTTCATCTATGTAAGATTCTAACTCATCTACTATCTTATATACTTCATCACTACCAGCTTTTATTAAGGTATTGAAGTGACCTTTTAATTCTTGTTCGTAATCCATTAGTTTCCGTATTTAGATTTTATAGCACCACACACTCTTTCAGCGATTTCTTTAGAACCATACTTATCGGTTTGTTCTAATACACAAGTATCCCAATCGTATTCTGCTAAATTGCACATACATTGTTTTTCTAATTCCATTTCTATCTTTGATAATGGTACACAATTAGGTACTTCTCTACCATCTATTGTTTTTGTACCAACCTGTACATAATCTTCCCAACAAGGGTCATTAGGTCCTTTTTCCAATGGTGCTAAATTAATTCCTTCGTATTTCTTTTCAAAGTTTAATTTAGATTGTACTCTCTTTAATGGGTCACTAAATTTTTGTTTAGATAGTTCTCTCCTATCCCATTTAGAGTAACATATAGCAGCTGCCTGTGTTTGTTCGTATCCAGCACCTACTTCTTCCGATATACATCTACTTACAAATTCTTCCTTTGTTTCAGATGGGTTTGGTTTGATTGGCATATTATTTGGTTTTATCAATTATTTTTCGTATCTTTACAATACAATAATTTAACAATCAGAAATTGTTATATATTAAAGAGTTACGATGCCACGCAAGAAAAACCCAAATAACAACTATTTTAATGAGTCAGTAGAAGAAGCTGTACACGCTTATAATGTATCTACTGATGAAAGGGAAAAAAATAAACTATTCGCAATAATATACCCAGCTTTAGCTAAAATCGCTGAAGTATGGAGAAACAAAATAAAACCTGTGTATGTAGAGATACCCGCTAATGAATTAGAAATGGATTGTATTACATTCCTATTAGAGAAAATGCATATGGTTAAAAGAGGTAAGGGTAAAGCATTTAGTTACATAACAGTAACTGCTCGTAATTACTACATTCAGGAGAATATGAGATGGTACGCTAAACACAAAAAGAATCCATCAATTGATGCACTAACATCAAACTTTGATATAGAAGATGTTCCTTCAAATAGAGTTGAACAAATGGAAGAATCAGCTAAACTATTTGATACGTTTATGGAATACGTTGATGAGAATTTTGATGATATGTTTCCAACAAAGAAACATAAATTGTTCGCCACTGCTTTTATTGAAAAAGTAAAAACTCAAGGGTTAGCTGAAGATTTTAATCGTAGAAAGTTTCTGAATGAAGTATCTGCAGAAACAGGTATTGAAAGAGGTATAATAACTAAACACGTCAATAGAGTTGCTTCACACTTTACTACCTTCAAAGAATATTATGAAGTGTATGGAGTTAAACCTCAATTCACAGAAAAAAAGAAAGTATCAGAAAAAGATGCTGAATATATCAAAAAACATTACGAACATTATTCTAAACACAATGGAGTAAATGGTATATCTCGTAAATTAGGATTACCCTACCACATAGTATTGGAATGGGTTAATCAATATAAAAATTAAGATACTCTATAAATTCTATTCTTAAAAGCAACTCTCTCAATATTATTGTAGCTTAGAGTTCTCCATTCACCATTTGTAGTTTTCAAATTGAATTGGTCTTGTAATGCTTTTGTAGCACTACCACCAGCAGCACCACCAACATACGCTCCACTATCCCACCACATTAAGTGTGTAGATATGTGTGGAGGCTTACCACTACCATCAGCAGAACCTTCCGTTCTCCATTTGATATTCATCTTATTTGTTCTACTACTTGTTTGTAATAATTCAATGAATTCACTTACTGAAATATTCTTTTCAGTTCTTTCAGCGAAATACTCTAAATGTTTAAAGAATGGATTTTTCATATTAATCAGTTATAGGTCCACCAACTACCCATGCATCACAAGTTCTACTTGCTGCACATTTAAAATCAAATGCTTCACAATAACCTAACTCACCTGCTTCAATTGCATCGTATGCATCTACTTCGTTTCCGAGTCCTTCGGCAATGCAATCCAAAACTTTTTTAGTTCTGTAAAAGAATGCACAGTTACCGCAAAGGGCTTTTTTCGCTGCTTCAACGTTTCCTTCAAATTGGTCTGCTTTTGTTCTCCAATATTCTTCGTTTGCTTCGTTTGGATTTTCTGGTCCGTAATTGGCTTCATCTATTGCTTTTTGTCTATTTGCTAAATTCAGTTGTATATCTTGCGTTGCTGGAGGGCAATCTGCTTGTAAGGTTTGTTTTCTTGTGTATTTCTTTTTTCCTTTAGCTTGTTCACCAGGATATGTTGAACTTATTGAAGGTTGTGATTCATTTTCTTCTAACAATCCTAACTCTCTTAATTTATTTCTACTCCAACTTAATGCTGATTTACCACCCCATAGTAAGAATGAGATATATCCACAATCAGAATTTGAATCTGCTTGGTCGTAATATACTTCAGCTCTACTTAAATAGGAGTGCATTCTTTTGATAGTTTCTACTGATATAGGTCTTCTTTGTGCTAATTGTTGTGCACGTACTTTACCAACAGGTGTTGCACATTTGTTACCATTCTTCTCATTCAATTCAATACCTCTCTTAGCGTTATTCGCTACACCACTACCATAATCAGAATAGGATTCCATTTCAACCTTTTTCTTCCCTTTATAGCGATTATCTTTCTTAATCAATGCTCTTATCTCCGAAAGGATTAAAATCGCTTCCTGTTCTTCTAATTGAGAAATAAGGGTATCCTTACTGAACTCTAATACCGATTGTTCAACTAAATTATGTCCGAATAGACCTTCAATTGAAAATCCTCTTACATCACCGGTTTTTACATAGTTGTTCCAGATATCGTCATTAGTAATTTTAAAAGTGCCAACCCAGCTACCAACTGGAAGACTAAGGCCATAAAGGCTGGACTTGTCTTTTGTTCTACTTTCAACAACCCACGACTCAACCAAGTGAACACCATCAATTTTCTTTTCATGTTCTAATGTTGCTTTGTCTGTGTATTTCTTTTGGAGATACATTTCAGATAACCTCTTAATAGTTTCAGGTTTAAAGAAAACATAATATGGTTTTCCTTCACCATCAATTCTTAATATCTTCTTATCAGGTATCAATATAGGTCCCATCAACAAACGTTTTTCTTCGTTTATTGCGGCAAATTGTACTTTCTCTTTATCAAAAAATACGAAGTTTGATTCAATAGCAGGTTCTTCTACTAAACTAATAGCAAAGACCTCATCTACGTTTTCATCTTCTATTACTAATTCAAATATTTGGTTTTGTTGTAATTCCATACTATTTTAACAATTATACTTTTAATTATCCACCAGTACCACCACTAAACGTAGCTGCTCTAGTTGTTCTTCTATCCAAAGCCTGTTGTGAAGTTACATCACCACTCACCACATAAGCTCTTATAGGTCTACCAGTTGATGCACTTAATGTTTGTGCAATTTGTGTTCCAGGTGCAGCTTCTCTAGTACCTAATATTGTTGGTACAGGTTGTTGTCCACCAACTGTTGGTGCTGATATAGATGCTCCACCACCACCTGTTGATCTTGGTAATGTTGCTCCACCACCACCTGCGCCAGAACTATTATTTGATGAATTGATTTGTGCAATTGATTTTGCAGCTCCTGCTACTGTACTTGCTATACCTAATGCTGCTGATATAGTGTTTATGGTAACGAATGGTTGTCCAAATGTTACTGGAAATGCTGCTACTGCTTTAGCGTTTGCTACTGCTGTATTTGCAATAATTCTACCAATAGATGCAGCTTGTTCAATGATAATTCCAGCTATTGCTAATTTTTTATTCTTACCAGCAATCTCCTGTAAGAATGAACCAAATTGAGATGTCAAATCTAAATAAGCATTTTGAACTTCAGCTCTTGCTTCCAATTCTGCCATATCAATTGCAGCTCTTTCATTTGCTGCTTCTTGTTTTATTGCAGTTCTTTGATTTTCAGTAAGATTTTCTTGTGCTAATAATTCAGCTTCTTTAGCTGCAATTAATTCCCTTCTTCTATCAAATGATGTTGAAAGGTTAGCAAGTTCATTTTCAAATCCTAATATCTCATCATCTCTTCTTGATTGTCTAAGCGCCTGTCTTTGAGCTTCAGCATCTAAAGCAATTCTAGTCTTTTGTGCTTCAGTTAATCCAACAACTTCTAATGCTTTCTTTTCTTCTTCATTGATAAGAGCTAATAAATCTTCATACTTCTTTCTCTCTAATTCAACTCTACGTTCATTAGCATCAGCTATAATAATATCTTTATCAGCTTTACACAATCCTTCAGCACAAAGTAATACCTGTTCTTTAGCGTTTACTAAAGCAATCTCTCTATTGTATCGGTTATTTAATTCCTGTAATCTATTCTCTTGCGAAAACTTAAACTCATCAAATGCTTTTTGAGATAATTCTTTTTCTCTTAATTGTTTTTCTTCTGCTTTCTTAGCTTCTTCATCATCAAAGTTCTTATTGATTGTGGCCTCATCGTTCTTATACGCCTGTTGTGCATTAACTCTAGCTTTCTTATATTGGTCATCAATCGCTGAGAAATCGGTGAATCCTTTTAATTGTGCTTCTTTAACAGCAGCGATTCTACCTTTTTCTAATGTTTCTAAATCTTTATTTAACTTCTCACCTCTTTTGTATATCTCTTGGTCTCTCTTACTTAATGATGAAAGGTATGATTCAGTTTCTATTTTATTAGCTTCTTCAATTGCTTTTAATCTATCATCAGCAGCCTTCTTCTCATCTTCAGCTCTTTTCTTACCTAATTCAGCTGCTTTCTTATTTCTTTCTTCTAATGCTTTCTTTTCGGCTACAGTCAATCTCTTACTACCTTCCATAAATGCTTTAGAACCAGTTTCCACTCCGGTCTTAATACCATTTACAACACCTTGTCCAATTCCTTTTGCAGTTGTTTTAACATTATCTACAAATGTACTTACACCCTTCTTAACTGTTTCACCAACTTGTGATACACCTTCTTTGATAAGGCTTAAATCAAATGTGAATATTCCTTTAAGAACTTTACCTGTACCTTCACCAACACCTATAAGAGTTTTGAAAGCATTTACTAAATTGTTTGTAATAAATCCTGCTAATGATTTACCAACGTTTAATACTGCTGTGAATGTACCTGCTAATACTCCCATTGTTGTAGAGAGTACTTTCATCACTTGCTCATTCTCTAATAATCCAGCTAATAAATCAGCCAATGCCATAGCAACAGGCTCAATTACCGCAAATACACCATTCATTATCTTTTCAAATGCTTCGGTGATTTTATTTAACTTAGCTTGTCCTTCTTCGGTTCTACTTAATGATTCTCTAAATGCTGCAATAGCACCAATGATAAGTGTTACAGCTCCTAATGCTAATTTAAATCCTAAACTGAATCTATTTAATCCTTCGTTGAATCCTTTGATTGCTCCACCAACTTGTCCAATAGGACCAGGCAATGCAGCTAACTGGTCATCAAACTGACCGGCTTGGAAATTAACTTTATCCTGAGCATCGTTTAACTCATCTAATTTACTTCTTAAGTTTTCAAATTCTGCAGTACCAGATTTACCTTCATCGGCAAGTTTCTGCAATTGAACTGTGGTTTCTCTGATTTGTCCTCTAAGCGATTTAAACTTACCACCGGCACCTTCAGCTTCGTTACCTAACTGTCCAACTTGGTCTCCTCCCGTTACTTCGGTTTCAACTACTACATTATATGTTGTTGTATTATCGGCCATGCCACATACGTTTTATTAATTGTTTCACTTGTTTCCAACTATAAGGAATTTTTCTACTACCTTTAGCAAAATCTACTTCTTTTGATACTTTGTAATAATCACTAATTACTAAAAGGTCTATTATATTCTTTATCATAGTATTATAACATTTATGGATTAATAACTAATGAACCCTCTAATATAGGTCCTAAAAGTTGTATATTACACTCACCTGTTGATAGGTTATAATCGTTTATAGCTCTTAAATGGTAATCGTTACCTCTAAAATTCACAACATCATTCAATTCCATATCAATATAATCAGCTAATGGAATAACAGCAGCCATATTCAGTAAACGAGTTCTTGGATTATATAAAAGATTTACATAACTGCTCCAATATTCAGAATACAAAGAATTTACAGGTGCAGTTCCATAAACGGGTTGTTCATTAAAAAATAGTAATGATTTAGAACCTGTTGTTGGAAATTGTGAACCTGATGGTACGCTATAATTGTCAAAGTAAGGAAATTGAGTTGTTTCATGAGTTACATCATTACCATCTCTTACATAATATGGTTCACAATCTATTTGTCCATTATAGTATAATAGACGTGGTTGAACTCTAGCCGGCGAATAATTTACATCGGATATGTATGTTGGTATGTATATTGGTATAATTTGTGACATAATTTATTTTTTTAAATACATTCTCTACAGCCTCCACCAAGAGTTAAAACTCCACTTGGATAATTTAATGAATAGAAAGAACAATTGATTTCATCTACTAACCAATAAAAATTTGATATAACATCTGCACCATCCACATCATAATAAGCGGTTAATCCATTTTGAATTAATCCAGTAGATGTATAAACATCATAAAAACTATACTCATAACAATTATTAAATGGAGATGATGAATATGGAACTAATCTATAACTTCCAGCATATATTTGTGGATTACCACCAGGATTTAATCCAGCTACTGAACCAGATACACCTGTTCCTGCTATTTGTAATAGTTGTGTAGATGCTACTGCTGTTTTAACTTCAAACTTTCCTTGTGAGAAGAAGTTTTCAGTATCGGTGAAATATGCTTTACCAAATTCTCTATTTGCTTCTTTGCTAAATTGTTGTGAGATATAATCTTGGTCTAATAGGTCACCAAAGTTTAATTCATTCACAGCTAAATTATTTGCTGGAATTACTTCTATCTTTTCATCTAAGTTTGCGTATTTGTTAAAATCCCATCTTCTACCTTTTGAATACCATTGATTAAAAGGTTCTACAATAAATTCATTTCTTACAACTTTAGACGGATACATTACTAAATTATATTTCTTTTGTAATGATGTCAGAAAATCAATTTGTTTAATTCCATTAGTTCCGAATGGCATGTTAAGTGGAATATTCATTATTCTACCATCTGCTGCCTGATTTACTTTTGTAATTTGTAAATAAGATTTACTTGTACCTTGTGGGTCCATTGTTACTATTGGCAATGGTGGGGTTGCAGAATTAGGTTTTTGTTTTAATTGAAAATAATAATTGCCAGCAGGAATTTCTTGTGTTGTAAATTCAGTTTGTAATGTAAATGTTTGATTTATTTGACCTGTACGGCTTTGTTGCAATTCATCAAAGAAAAATATGTAAGATTGTATAGCAGTTAATGAATATGGAGTACCACTACCAGTCTCAATTAAACGATATTGCCACGTTCCATTTGCTGATAAAGTTCCAGGCATATTATTTACTGAACAACTTACATTGATATTTAAATTTAATATCCCTCTAAGTGAACTAGAAACTTCTACTTTATATGCACCATTGTTATAGAAATCTTGTGGGTCTTGCAATTTATTATACCAAGGTAGGGTAACAAAAGTATCAGCTGGTAATTGTACATCTGTCATACCGCTACCAGAGATGGGTGCTACTTTTATAACTCCGTATGTTTCTAAATTAACTCCACTATAAATTGGATAACGAAGTGCTCTATTACAAACCAAAAAGATATCATCAAATCCACCATTATCTATAAATGATGATGAGTATGTATAACCAGATTGATTGAAGATTGCATCCCAAACTAATTTTGCTTTAATAGCTGGTTTAAAATCTTGTGTACTAAGAGCTCCATTTATATCATCCATACCAAATAGGTCATATTCACCAGAAGTGAATAATAATTTCTGTCCATATTCAATCAATGGATACACAATTGAGCCTGAAAATAAATCACCAGCCCAACTTGCTGATATGTTTGTGTATGATGATGTATGATTGTATTGTGATAGAGAACTTAAATCAGTTAAATAAGTTCTATTAATTTCTCTAGCAAAAGATGATACCGAACCGAATATAGTAACTTCGTATGAATCAATAAATTTATTTGCTAAAACACTAACTTTATTTAATTGAAGATAACCTTGCGATAAATAAACTCCACCGAAATCTAAATAACAAGGAACTTTAATATTAGTAGCAAAAGTATCTGGAGACTGAACACTGATATCATAAACATGCTCAAAGAAAGCATTATTCTTTTTCGTTCCTGGTAACGTAATTTGTCTAGTAAAATCGGCAGGAATAATGCCCAAATCAAATAAGCCTGTAACATTATCTGATAATAATATATCTTCATCTTTAAATAAATCTAAGATTGTATCATTTGCAACCAGTTGGAATTCTATTCCTTGTGTACTTAATAATCCCATTATAATATAAGTTTATAACCTTGTCCAAAATCTAAATCAAATGTGTATTGAATAACCTTATCTACCACACCAGTCTTAAACGTTACATTATCAGTATTGATTGTAAGAGGTAATAGGTCAGTAGCAGATTTAACCCAATATATTTCTTCTGAAACTAAAAATTGTTTGAATATTTCATTATAAGATTCATCAACCCAATCAGTATTCACCTGAATTGATTGTTTAGAATCTACAATATAATTTAAGTTTGAACTATCGTATTGTGTGTATGATAAAGATGTTCCTGTCCACGTTCCTAATTGCGGTTGGTAACTTCTCTTTGTTGTTTGGAATGATTGACGATTCACCATATAGAATGAGAAGAAATCAAATTGTCCATATCTGTTCTTCCATTTTATTCTAATGTTTGGATACTTTTGTTTACAAACCACCTCATAGTACACTGGCGTACCCAAGGCAACACTTCCGCTGTATGCTTGGATGGAATAGTTATCCGATAAAGTACTTATCGGGAAACCGTTCGCTTGAGGTGCTAGAGGGTATTGTTGTACCTGTTGTGAAGATGATATACTCCCACTTAATGTGAATACTCCATTACCTAAAGAACCTGAATAAACTAATCGGTTAGGTTGTGTTCCACCGGTTGTTCCAACATATACACCACCGAATCCTAAATCTTCTGCTAATACTGATTGTGATGCCGGTCCATCTGTCATTAATGGCCAGTGAATAGATTTAGATGTTATTGATTGTCCGATTGGTTCATCAAAAATTGCATATCCATCTAATGCTTTATAAACACCGGTTTCTAAATGTGAAGATGTTACATAAACCGAACTTGAAAGATATCTAAAGTATCCATCTGCTTTAAAATATTTTATATTTGAAGGATTACCTTCTACCGATGCAGTTAATGTAGAGTTAAGAATTCTACCAACATCAAAAATACCAACATTACTTGCGTTTGGATATTTTACTAATGTGTAATTTGATACTGAACCTGAATTATTAGGTGTTCCATCCCAATAGTATAAATCTAAATAGTATTGAAATGAGGCTGATGTGTACACTAATCCACTCTCCTTCAACGTAAATACCGTTGGAGATTGAACCAAAGAACACGTAGCTGGATATTGATTGTATGATAAAGCCATCTAAAATCTTTTATTAATTTAACCTTTTAGGAAGAAAATATATCGGATGGTTACTATTTAGCGAATCCTTTCAGTTGAACTTCTAACTCTTTAGCAATATCCTGTACCTTCTTATCTACTTGGGATTTCACCAATGCATCAATTTTCATCTTAACTTCCACATCATTTGCAGCAAGTTCCGAATATCTTCTTGGACCGTATTTTGCAGATGTTCCTTTTCCTTCGTGTACAAAGTAACCATACTCAGCGCCAGGAGGAGCAAAGTTTAATGCGAAAACAACCTTCCCTTCGGATTGTTCTTTTAACATTCTAGAAACATCGTTGTAATTTACTACTCTATTTTCTAAATTGCCTGTAATGTACGCACGTTTGAAATACTGACCGTTCGTCATATACACACCAGCTAATCGGGCGTATGTAAAAGCAATATCTTTTAGTTGTTTGAATGTATCCATTAGCAATCAGTTTGTACACCTTTAATATCCAATGCAGTACCTAATAAGTTAGGATATAAACAAATGTCTTGCTGATTGAATACTTCTAAATCAAATGTACAAACCCAACCTGCTAAAGCATTTGGAAATTCGTTCTTAAATGGTACAGCTATTGGTTCAGTTATTATATCCAAAGCTTCAGTACCTCTTTGTGTAAATGAAACTAAATCATTTAATATTGAAAGAGTATTAGAGTGAATATCAACTGTATCATCACTTCCATAAAATGGAACATCTTGATAGTTTGTTCTACCAATACTTTCGTTGTTCTTTAACTTAACTTTATCGGCAATAGTAAGTTGTACAGTATAATGAAGTACTTTTTCTTGGAATCTAGCATTTGTTATTAACACATTACCCAATGGATATTGTGGAAACTCATCACTATCTAAACCAAAATTATCACCATAAGTCACTCTTTGAATGCTTGGATGATTATTCATTATTGTCTTAAAGTAGTTAATTACATTGTAATATAAAACGTAATTAGTACCAATATTGTTTACTGTTATTGCCATATTATTATAAATTTATTCCACCAAAATATGTGTTACTCATATCAGGATAGATTTGAGTTTGATTACCTACTGACTCATAGTATTGAGGTATTTGATTAGAATATGATATTAAATAGTTTTGCATTCTTGTTGCGTAGTAATCTGCATTGTTCATAGCTTTTTGAAGAAGGTAATCTACTTCGTTTTTGCTTACCGATTTTGCGGTTTCTGTTTCATGCTTCACTGCACCTTCACTTTTGAATTGCACCCCACTAAAAGGGAGATATTCCACCACAGCGTACCAAATTAATGTTGGCTTGATGTGGTCATTCATTAGGTCTTGATAATACACATCTCTTTGTGAGAATGTACCGGCAACTATTTGTGCTTGTAAGTAATCAAATAGAACAGTACCTAAAAGATTTAGGATGTATTTGTCCTGTGCAGTTCTTACAAAGTTTAATAGTCTATCCGCATCAATAGAACCTTGAAGTGGAGTATTTTTAATTATATCGTTTCTTGTTATGAATAAAGCGTATGCCATATCAGTTTATGATTTATATGTTACAAAGTTTTTAGAGAAATTAGGATTGCTTCTACTATAATCACTTAAAGTTTCAGTTTCAATGTTCTCATCAACTGCTGATGGATTATCTTCAACTTCAGCAGGATTTTCAGCCTGTTCGTTAATATCTTCCTGTACTTGTTCAGTTGTTTGACCAGTTTCTTCTGCAGTTTGAGAAAGAATTACCAATGGTGTTAATTGCTCAAAGTATAATTCAGAATTTTCATATCCACCTTTATCAAATGCTTCAGCTAAGAAGTTGATGATTAGATTTTGGAATGGAGTAATCGTCATTGTTTGTAATATAGAGTAAGCTGTTTTCATTTCTTCTGATTGAGAACTAAATCCATTAGATACAGTTCTGATACCAAACAATAATGGAGATGTTACTCTATGTGCAACTAATATTCTATCCTGTGCGTATTCTGCAACATACTTTGTTTTATCATGCAGATTATCAGTTTGGATAGTTTCAATAGTTGGTTTTCTTTCAGGATCATCGTTAAATGAAATCATAAATCTACCAGCATTTCTAGTGCCTGTAAACTTAGCTTCAATCAAATCTTCAATTGTATCTCTTTCTTCAGGAGCTGGAATACCATTGTTCATATTCAACATTACCAATGGTAAGAAACCATTCTCAATATTGTTTAAGTGTAAGTTAGATAATTCAGCTTCTACAAAAGATAATTGTAAAGCAGGAATCCAATCAGGCAGTGAATAGTAGTATTTGCCTGGCGAATAGTTCTTAATCCAAAGGATTTCCATTTTATCTTTTGAAGTACCAAACGCAGGTATTTTCTTCTTATATCTTTGTGCTTTATGGTCACTCCAATCTGTGCAATAATAGTAGTTTTCAATCTTCGGTTTGTCATACAATTTCTCTGCTCTAAAGTTTTGTACTGGAGAGTGATACATTTTTATAATCTTACTATGGTCATCATTCCAATAAACTTGGAAAGCTGCATTACCATATAATTTTAAATCAAATGCTACTCTTTTTAATTCCTCTTGCGGTAATATCTTACCTAATGTTTCTTCAAAAGCTGTATTCTTTGTGAATATACCTTTACCATAGATAAGGTCTGCAATACCTTCCACACAAGCCGCATTTGTTGTAGAGTTATTATAAGCATCAGTTACATTCTGAAAGAAGTCATCAGGTCCAATTACACCAACAGGTACCCATTGATAACGTGTTTTTGTATCTTCAGTAATAACTGGTATTTCTTGTTGTGCCATATTCACAACTGAAAAGTTTTGATTTAATTTCATATTAGTCTAAAATTATATATTCGTTATCCGTCACATTACTTACATAAACATCTTCCAATGGAATCTGATTTACATAGCTTGTTTTGCTCAGAGATTGAGATGTAAATACACTTATACTACCATGCCATATTGAGCATGTTGTATCTGAAATGTAAGCTCTATACTCACTTCCAACACTAGCAGATACCAATGTAGGTACTTGTGATGCTGTAAATGATAGTTTACTCTCGTAAGGGTCATATTTGTAATTTGATAACGATTTCGATGTATTCGTTAAAGTTATCATATCCTGCAAATATAAAGTAAGGTTTGAACTACCAGTAGGTTGACATCTGAATGTCAATACGTTGCTTCCTGATGAGTAGTATGTTAGCATTATCTCGTCTTTAGTTTATTATTTAACAATTTTAAATCACTTTATAGTAATAGCATAAAAAAAGGGTAACACTTTGTGCTACCCTTAATTATTTTCTTTTATACTGAATTGGAATTAGCTTCCTTTTACAATAGTTGGAGGATTAGTTACAGAACCGAATGGGTTTCCGTAAGTAGAACCAGATACGAATGGAGCTGGGAATTGTTCTTGTCCAGTGAAAGTTACTGAATAACCATAAAGGTCACCCAATGCTGCACCAGTCTGAATAGTACCACCTGTTACATCTGCACCTTCTCTTTGTCCCACTAATAGAGTATCACCTGCCATTGTGTGGATAAAGATTTGAGGTCTACCATAAGCCATCAACTTTAATTGTGTTGTCATTTCGTTGGTTAATTTCTTCAAGTTAAGAACTAATTCTTGAGAGAAGAAAGTTGTACCATTATCACGAGATGAGTTTACAGTTTCAGTATAGCTAGAATTTCCTTT